CTTTTCTGCTATAAGGTCTTCTTTAATTTCTCCGTTCTTCTCTTGATATTTTTTTGCTATATCACGTAATGTAGGAAGTGGATCACCGAATTGTCTATTCTCAAATCCAGGTGAATTTTCATTTAATAAGTCTTTTAATTTTATCATCATACCTCCACGACTTTATATCGTCTATTAGTTGAGTCAGCCGAATCTAATGCTGCCATTTTTGTATTAGCAGCACTTTGAGTAGAATACTCCCATACAGTACCACCTGAAGTTAATTTGCCAGTCCAAGCTTTTCCACCAGTAGAATAGGCTTTTGTACTACTTGGTTCATTCCAAATCCATTCTGGTATACTGTCGGGTCTTGGTTGTAATTCCATTAATACTCTGTATGCCATTATTTAGCTACCTGTTTTACTTTTTCAATTGAACGACCAGCAAAATAAGCAGCATATACGGTCATTAATAATGTTTGATAAACGGGAACATATGCCGCGCCTATTGTAAAAGTCTCCCCGGCAATTTCTAAATTACCATCAAATACACTTAATATTGTAAACACAAATGTAAGAAATACCAAAGTTAATGGTCTGATATTTTTACTCAACCAACTTCCGTGTTTCATGTCGGCTTCCCAACGAGCGGATACTTGAGCTTGAGCCGCTTGTTCGGCTTGTGCTAATATTGTTGTAATTCTTTCTTTAGCAGCTGCTTTTTCTTCACCAGATGTGTGTAGATTATCAATAATCCCACCCACGTCTTTAAGTGTATCTCCACCTAATAGTGAACCAGCAGCGCTAGTAAGTGTACTTAATAATCCCATAATTAATCATCCGCGTGTTCTAATAGTTTAACATCATCTTCTGCATTGTTGAACCAAAAGTCAATAACTTTGGCAAATGAACCAACAAAGCCTCCTAACATCAGTAGTAGGATTTCTTTCCATCCACCTTGAACATCAACACCATTACTCATAAAGTAAATCATAAGTGCCAATATAACGGAAAACAATGCCACAACAGCAATACTAATATACCATTTTTTACTTTGTCTGAATTGAATAATGCTAACCAATTCTTTATTGATTTCATGTTTTTGATCTATAACATGAAATTCATTCTTTTTTTCTTGTTTTGCTTCGGCCATCACCTATCTCCTAACCATAATATTTCATAACTAATTGTTTCATTTTTGGTAATGGTATAGCTCTAAATTTTTTCTGTAGTGCTGGATTTTTATCATATGCCTTATCTATTGTAACTATTAAATTTGCCGTTTGTAAATCAATACCCTTTTCGTATGATTTATTTTTCAAAACTCTTTTGGCTAAATCTACACCACTAATTTCATTTACGGATTCATTTGCTTTTTTAAGAGCAGCTGCTACATCGGGTTCGTCTGATAATCCTCTGTTCATTTTTTCAATCTTCTTTACAGCACCAGTCATATTACCTTTCATCTTTTTAGCTATAGTGATTGCCTTTTTGATGTTCTTTATGGTAAATAGTTTTTTCATTTCATCTACGGATTCTGCATAAAATCCTATTTTTTCATATTCTTTTCTTACGGCTGGTTTATCTACAATGACAAGACTTTTTCCAGATTTCTTATGTTTGACTTTTACTGTTTTACCTTTTTTATACGTAAGTCCTAAATCTGATTCTTTTATATGAGGATTGTCTTGTTGTCCTTTGTACCAACTCTTAAATAATGCATCAAATGGAATAAGTTGTTTTCTATATGCCTTATCAAAAATTTTCCCATCTGTTCTGTTACCAGTTATTCTAACCACCATTTTAATTATATCTCTGATTTCTCTTGAGAAGTTCAAATATGCTTTATCAAACTTTACGGCTACATCGGTAGCTTGTCTTTTTTGATTTTCATTTACGGATTCTTTAAATAATGGTAAACCTTTTTTCTTTTGACCAACATTTATTTTTTTAACAATAGATTTTTTCATTTTTTTCTCTTCCGGTGTTTTGAATTGAGTATCAAAGACATATTGCATATATTTATGATATTGTTCTGGATCCATTTTTTCATTTACGGATTCAACAGGACCTGTTCCAGATTTTTCAGCATTCGTAATTTTTCTACCTAATGCTCTTTCAAATGCCTTAATCATACCCCGTTCACCACTAGCACCGTTAAGAAGTTGTCTAAGAACTCGTATCAGTTCCCCATCTGAAAAATCGTATTTAACTTTTGCTTCATCTACAGATTCTTTTATTTTTTTTCCACCTTTACTTTTTATAATCTTTTCTATCTTTGAATTTTTATCTTTTGTTGTCCATGTCATTTTATTAAAATCAGGTTTTCCCTTGTATCCAGCTCTTGATAACAAAGCATCTAATTTATCCATTTGAGTATTGGTATATTTTTTGAATTGATAAACAGTTTCATTTACGGATTCTTTAAATGATGCTTTAAATCCGTTTGATATCTTTTTAAGTGCTTGCATCAACTTGGTTTCCTTTTTAATATTTTTATCCCATATAGTAATTTTACCATCTTCACTTATATGAGCTATATTTTTATAATCACCACCTTGACTTTGATTTCTATCATATATGGTTAAACCATTACCTTTAAAAGCGGCTCCAGTATCAAATTTTCCAAACTTACCTTCATGTACGGATTCTTTTAATCCGAAATCACGTAAGTAACCATAGGATACAAATCTTAAAGCATCATCTTGATCTACTTTGTATTTTTTAGCAAGTTTAATAACTAAATCTTTTGTAAGTTTTGAATTAGGTAATTTATCAATAGCTTTAGAAAATTTAGCATCTACGAATTCACCGGGATTTTTCTTCAATACTTTTTCATTAGTAGTTTGATATTCATCAATAACATCATCTAAAATCATATCAATCATTGGATTGAAATCAGGACTTTCTTTTTTCAGAAAGGATGTATCCATCTTATGTTTCTTCATTGTGGCGATGGCTTGTTTCTTATTATATTTAAATCTTTTCATCAAAAAGTTCATCAATTGTTCGCCATCTATAGATACAGTTTTGGCTTCTTTCTTTAACCGACTCTTTTCGGCTCTTCCACGATTTTTAGATTCTGCTTCAAATCCAGCAATCTTTCCACCTTTATGTGAAGCGTCTTTATTATCGCCATTTCCATAAGTACCTTTCTTACGATTATATTGATTTAACTCAGCTCTATATTTTTTTGATTTATCAGATGATTGAAACTTTTTATACTCGTCTTTATAATCCCTTTCAGCGGCCTCGTCCTTTTTCTCCTTCTCCCACTTCTTAGCCATTTTAGGTTTAGTAGCATGCATCCATTTACGTTGTTTTTCGGATTTAAAAGGCATCGAATTACCCTCTCATTATAGAGTTGATAATTCTCTCAATATTGTTTTCTGGACTCTTAGGTTGAACGGATTCATTTACGGGTCTCATAAAAGCACCATGTGTTGATGGATTCGATACAAAGTCAAAAGCAATCAATTCAAAGTCAGGTTGAACCTCTACGGTATCCTCACCATCTGCTTCTTTCATTGGCTCAACAGAACCTAATCCTCTTGAACTGATTCCAAGTTTAATACCTGATTTAAATAATTCTTTTAATATATTACCAGCTGGTGTAGACAATACTTCAACTGTTCCTAATAAATCATCACCATCCCAATGCATCTCAATAATATTATGTGAGGCATTGTTTAAATTAACTACTGATGACTCTGGATGATCAAGTTCTCCTAAAGCTCTTCTTTCGGTAACCTGATTTTCTAAATATTTTCCAACTTCTTTTAACAATACTTCTCTTGGATATACACGTCCATTTTGATTCTTACTTTCTGCCCTTTGTAATACACCCTTGACGATTAATTTTCCACCATTATCTTTAATGGATTCATCAATTTTTGTTCTTGATATATCAAAAGGTCTAACATCTACTAATAATTGTCTATTCATATTATTATCCTATATTAATCTCTTGTAAAAGTTTTCCATGCAGTACCATTGTATATATAAATCTTATCAGACGCAACACTATAAGTCATCGTACCTTTAGTTGGATTAGCAACTTGAGCTGCAGCATCTGTAGCAAAGGCTTGTATAAAAGATGGGTTATCAGAAACTAAAGGTTTCGGTATTGATTTTGTACTGTCATTAGGATCTACATTATACATTATTTACCCCCCCAGGATGATCGTTTTACCCAAATATCAAATAGAATATCGGATACTTCTTTTCTAATTTCTTTTTTTATTTTATTCATATCACTACTGCTTACACCTTCATCCATGAATTTATATCCAGTTTGTTTTTCAAGATTTTTCTTGTTCTTCTTACTGGTCTTTCCAAATGCATTTGGTGTTTCAAATCCATCAATACTTGCCGTTGAAGTCATTTCTTTTAACTTCTTTTTAAATAATCCATGAGTAAGTTCCCTTACTAACGAATTAAATTTTGTTGAGTTCTTTGTCAAGTTCATAGTATCTCAACAATTGAACAACAGAATTGTCATCCGGTTGTTTTGATTCATTTAAACAAAATTTATTAACACAATTAACTGCTTCTTGTAGTTTAATTTTTAATACTTTATCTTTAATCTTATTGACTTTTTTATTCAATTTAGCTTTTAAAATAGGTATTTGATTTGCTACAAAAGAAGAAAAATTATTAGTATTTGAAATATTACTAATGTATTCTTTTAATACTTGTTTTTGAGGATCACTCAAATTTGTATATTTTTTATTAAATTTTTCTAACAAAGCCTTGTAAGATAAAATTCTTAAATCTTTATCTTTCAGTTCTTCATACATAAAAGTATCAGTTTTTTTAGTAGTTATTGTCGTGACGTTTTCTAAAATAATAAAATAACTTTCTGTCTTTTCATCAGCACTTAATTCACTAATGCCTTCAAATAATTTATAAGTAGAGGCATAGACTTTATAATTAGGTACACTTGAAGAAAATAACTTATTAATATCATAGTATTCTTTAATACTCTTTATGATATTATATTTTTCTCTTCGTAATACAGAATTATTTAACTTTTCCCTTTGCCTCAATACTTCGGACAAAAAGAAATCAGCTTTTTTATCTGATTTAAATTTTTTCGTTGTTATCAAATTATATAATGCCAGTTCTTTACCTATTTCGGTATGTTCATTAAACTGTTTTTTGATAATTTTTATTGCCGGTGAGTCTTTTTTCTTATTCAAAACATCTACTGTTACTTGTCTCAATAGAAATTCAAATAAAAGTCCAGCGTTCCTCAATTTACTATGTCTGAATTTACTCATAAATATTCCAATGTATTTTTATACAATTATTCATATATAAATATAATGTAATTTAGAATAAGTAGGTATTTACTCTTCTATTATATTATCTTCACTTAATAATGAAGCATCTTTTTTAGGAAATTTATTTTTCAATTGTGCCAAAATACCCTCACGAGCAACGGCAGTATGTGCTTTACTTGTAGCTAATGGTGATTTGCCTTTGAATTCCCTCTTCCCATAACTTCTATCGGCTTTTCTAAGCTTACCGTCATCTTCTCTTGTTTTATTTTTACCAAAGTGTTCTTTTTCACTACCACCCCAATCGCCAGGTCTTGCCATATCATCATCTTCTTCTTCAGATGACTCTACTGGTTGTTCTGCTGGATCCTGCCCTTCGGTTTCTATTTGCTCAAATCTGTATTTTTGTTTTGTATCTTCAACAATATCTTCAAATATTTGCATTTTCTTATCATCTGAAAAATCAAATATATTATCATAAATCCATTTACGACTAAATAATTTAGTATCCATAGCTTTTTCAGCTAACTCAACTTGTTGATTCATTAACTCAAGTTTCTCTTGCTCATGAATCATAGATGGATTCTGTAATTCTAAATCGAAGTCTATCAAATCAGAATCATTAAACCCCTGACTATATAGATGTACAATACCGATTTTAGTTAATTCACTCACAACAATTTTTTGTAATCTCTCAATAGTACGAGCAAACCTAACATCCTCAGCAGCCAATGTGGCTTTACCACCACTTAATCCTTCTTCATATCCCAAGAAGGCTTTTGGAATCCTAAGACTTGCCATTAGTTTGTTTCTCAAGTATTCAACATCTTCTATAGCATCATTATTAGATAAACCAGGAAGAGTTTCTATTTGAGTTCCACTATCGCCACCACGAACTGGTAGAAAATAATCTTCCGTTACACTTTCCATATTATACTTCAAATTATACTCACCTGTATTTTGGTCGATAACAGGAATCTTTTTCATCTTATTGATGATTTTTTGCATAAACTGTTCGACTTCTCTTGGTGGTATGTTTCCAACGTCAATTTTAAAAATCCTTTTCTCAGGTGCTCTCATGATACGATGTATCAACATGGCATCTTCCATAAGAGTTAATTGTTTGAATACTTTTCTACCAGCTTCTAATTGAGACCTACCATAAGGTAAAAAATTTGTATCACTCATTAATCTAAAATGAGCAATTTCATAATTTTCTTTTATTTCTTTTTTATCATCTTCAATTTCAAATTGAATCAATTGTGGATTTTTAGGATCGTGGTCTTCAAGTCGTGTAATATCATAAGCACTTATTGGTTTTACATTTACGACACCATACTTGTCTACAATATCAAGTAATAAATAAAAATCACCATACTTAGTCATGTTTCTCATCCAACTCCATAAATTGAATTCAATATTTATAATATCGTAATATAAATTATGAAGAATTTTACTAATTTTACTATTTTCAGTTTTTATTTTTAAAATTTCTCCCTCGATATTATCAATCGTGGATTCATCTGAATAAATGTCAAGAGCAGAAGCAATAATCGGGTCTTGATCCATTAATTCATAATCTCTGAATAAATCGTGTTTTCTAATCTCATAAGCAGCTCTTCTATTTTGAGCTACATTATATGGATTTGAATAAGTATTTTGCATTAATCGCTGATAACGATCAACAAAATTTGAATTTAACTTTGTTTGACTAAAATCCAAATCCTTAACAACCAATTGATTGTTATCTTTTTTTCTGATTATTACATTAGATTGAAATAATCTACCTAATCTTGTAAAAATATTATCTGCCATAATTTACCCCAGTAACCAACTTAAATCTTCTTTTTCACCATTAATATCCATTTCCCACGGATTATCTTTAGGTCTGTTTGGTGTCATAATAGGAGACCGTTCATTTAAATTTCCAATTGAATCCACTAAACTACTTTGAAATTCATTTCTCTCTGATTGTATACGAATAGCAGTATCTCTAATCCATAATAATATAGAATAAGACATTACTAAATCGTCATTATACCCATCAAGAGCTTCA